GTCAGTAGACCGCTCCCCTTACCAAAGGTTAATTTTGCACAGGACTTATCCGAATAACTCCGTCGCCTGTGCTATGTTAATAAGTGACCGTGTTGAAGCCGTGTATGGTAATCCGTTATTGATAAAAGTTAAATATTATTTTACCACCTTTTATCTCAATTCAACTTGCCGTAGTATTATTAACATTTATCCCATATAATGATATATATTGACAAGTCAATAGCAAAATGATAAATAAATAAAAAAGAAAGGAAATAAAATGACATTAGAAGATTTATATTGGCATAGAGTCAAAAATTTATGGGATATGTATAATAAAATTACAGACGATTTAGTTTATAAAGCCATGTGGGAAAAAAAACTAAAAGAATTAATGGAGAGGGGATTTCGTGGAGAATAAAGATAATTTTGTAATGCCAGATTACTACAACACAAGCAAACCAAAAGTTGAAGAAAAATTAATTAAAAGAGAGTGTTTTGCCTGTGGAAAAGAAAAAGAAATGGGTAAGTTTGAAAGATATTGTTGTGATAGTTGTAGGTCGAGGGCTACAAGATACTATCAGACGCCAAACAGTATAAGTTGGTAAGGAGTAAAAATGTTAAATTGGTTATTAGAAAAACTAGAAGAATGGATAAACGGATCTAAGTAGAAGAATCATCTTCTATTTCTTTAATTTCTACACCGATGGCTTCGCCATTGATAACATTATGATCTCGGATTTCTTTAAGTTTTGCTTCAAGTTCTGGTCTAGTCATGTTATCAAGCGAGGCTGTCACAACCTCTTTTCTATCAACATAAAATCCTGCTAACTGACCGCGACGATATTCTGCATTTATAGCAGGTCCCATTTGTCCATTAGTAACTGCGACATCTCTCAACCGTGACAGTTCTCTAGAGTGTTTGACAAAATCTAATTTACTTGCTTCAGCATATTCACGCTGTAATTCTTCAATGGCTTCTACAACCTTTGGAAAATACTTTGGATTTCTTAAATTACAGGATTGTGATACAGCGGATTTTTCAGAATATCCTGCCTGTTTTGCACATTCTGTCGCCGTCAAACGACCATTTTCTTTAACAAATATTTCTACAAAAGCTCTTTGTTTTGGTGTTAATGCACCATCTCTAATTTTAGGCATGTTTTCATTTTAATACACTTTATCATCTCTGTATAGTATTATTTCATTCAATATTATAATAATAAATATTAAATTGCATTTGAAAAAGGTATATAGGGTTGGTTACGTGTGGTTACGTCTAGGTTACGTGGTAAAAGTAACGTGTTTATTGTTATATTTCAATAGTTTAATGCTATGGTTACGTGGTTACGTCATATTTGTAAAAATAAAAATTATTTTTTTTTATTTTAAATTAAAAATACTATACAGACCTAAAGTTATCCACAACTATCTACAATTAATCTTATTTAGTCCTTTACTATCCCATCAATTAGTATAGAGTTATAATTAAATGAGGATGGTGCAACATTCTCGGAGTATGGCTGAACAACTGTAACAAGGTAGTAAGGCACGGTTCTCACAAGGTATGGTCGTATGACTGAGGGTGTGAGAGTTGGTACTGAAGTACTAGTTAATATGGGAAATATTGACTTGTCGGGAAAAGGTTGGGGGTAGTCAAAGAATCCCCCTACTCACAAAGAAAGGATAACATGAACCTTGAAGCACGATTAATTAAACTAAAAATAAAGTACGATAAACTCGCGCTCCGTGAACCGCGGACCGGGCAACAAGTTCTAGATCGCATGATTTGGGAAAGATTGAGAAAGATACTAATAAAACGCTACGAAAGGCACGACTAATGAACATATTCTTTTTAGACGAAACACCAGAATTTTCAGCAGAATATTTGTGCGATAAACATATACCTAAAATGTTTTTAGAATCAGCGCAAATGCTATCAACAGCAATCCAACGACACACAGGGGAACTAGATTACCTGTATAAATCGGCGTACCCCAAGCATCCCATGACAATATGGGTAGGGGATAATCGTGATAATTTTAATTGGGCATATCAAAATGCCAATTGTATTGGTCAAGAATACTTTAAAAGATTTAATAAGATACACAAATCATCAAAAGTTTTATTAAACATCGCTTTCAACGATCATAAAAATGACATACCAAAAGGGGACATGACACCTCCTCCTCAATGTATGCCAGATCAGTACAAATTACGTAGTGACTTGTATGTAAATGCTTATCGTGATTTCTACAAAGGCGAAAAAGAATACTTTGCTAAATGGGAAAAAGGCAGAAATCAGCCAGAATGGTGGAGCCAATGAGTCAATTTGTCCATTGTCCGAGGTCCAAAAACATGGTATCAAAGGACTATGAATCGCGCAGATATAACCGATCTCTATGGCGACGACGAGCCGAACATCTTATTTGCAGAGGGCTTCGACGAGGCAATAGCGGGAGTAGTG